CCGCTAGGTAGCTCAAAACATCTCCTAACGTCATTTATTGATACTTCCCCAACCCGCCTTGCATGGTTTATGGCAAAAGTACGGCACATTGTTACCCAGGATTTACGTCTAGCCTCTAAACCTGCTAACGCAGCATCACGGATAGCTCGGCCTAATGTCAATTCAGATTGGTTTAGCATGATTAAACCTCCAATGTTTCTTGTGTTTTGGTATCTTCAAGTTCTGAAAGAGGGGGTATCTTTTTAAGTCTTTGTACCTCAACCCAATTGTTAGTATTTTTTATCCTTGCATCTAATGTGTATCCACGCAAATTGCAATAAGTACACCTACAATAAGTTGACGATATTTCATCTACTACAAAAGTTAGCCCAAGTGAACCATTGGAACAGCATGGAGTTAATTTAACTATCATTACCAAATCACCCACAGATATATTTTCCATTTATCTCTCCTTCGGTAAGTTCATTTCCCGCTTAATCCGGTATATAGCCTGTTGATAACCTGAGTAAGTAAGATTCCATTGGCTACAGACTACTTTCGGGGCCATGGACTTGTAGAGCATATATTGCTCCCAGAGTGCTTTATCACGGGCGGCGTAGTGATCTGCTAGTTCTTCGGCTGTCATTGATTTATCCTTTGTCTGGTTGCTAAATTCTCAGCTATCAAAGTAATCTTCTCTGCGGCTTTTGGGTCTTTGGGTTTTTCTTCTTGGTTTACCAAATGCTTTTTATGTTCTGTTCTGTTCTGTTCTGGTGGCGTTACAGTAACGGTTTCGTAACGTTTCATCTTATCCCTATACTTCTGAACCCTTGCTGTGCTTGAATCTGAGATGAATTGTCGCTTATCCCAATTCAATATATTATTGTCTGAATCTATGAATCCTAACTCAATAAATCGCTGTTTTGTCTCTTTCCATTGTTCCGATGTAACACGCATATGAAACGTTACATATTTATCTTGTAACGTTACATGACCGTTACAACGCATACAAAATAACATGACCAATCTGCGCTGATCTACTTCTGACATCATTTGAACTTTAGGGTCATTTGAAAACTCCCCATATAGTCTGAACCAAGAATTGCTCAAGATTATCCCCTAAGCACATCCATAGCCGTTATAGCACCTCTAGTTTTCTTTTCAATCTCCAAGGCTCGATTGGCTGGAATGCCGTTCTTTTTCCATGCCGTAACGTTTGTGCGCTCCATATTGAATGCCAATGCTATAGCGTCATGGGTTTTATAATAATCGTGAAGTTTCTGAAATACTGTTTTCATTGTTACCTCCATTGGTATGCCTATTATCCACAAAATACGCTCTGTGTCAATATCTTTCAACGTGACGGACGGCAACCGTAAAAAGACTTGACACGGATTAAAATATATGGATAATAAGCATCACTGGCTACCCAATGCTGGTTAATAAAGGAGAAGGGAAATGTTTGAATTCTTGAGTATGGCAGGGAATTATGAAGCCCGCGTTGTTGGGCGTGATGATTTTGATTGGGGTTTTATATCTACAGCAAAAGTAAATGATGGAAGAAAACCTTACGAAACTGCTGTGGAACATAATAAATATAACAATGGCGAAATGGTAATCGTTGAATGTTACGATACCAAGACCGAAGCTAAAGAAGCCCATACAAAATGGGTTAAGACAATGACAGCAAAAAAACTTCCAACTAAGTTAATTGATTGTAACAATTCCAAGATTCAACAACTGTGTACTGAATTAGGCGGGAATTTGGATTACGAATATCAGGATTAGATCATCCTCCTAGCCTATCGCAGTAGGCTATGGGGACAGATTCTAGTCCATGTAACACACCTAAACGCAGAGAGCCAAATAAGATTGGAAGGGTTGCGGAGTAACGAGGAGTTAGGCGAATGGTGAAAAGCCCGATGCTGTAGTAGTTCGTAATAGCTAAACGTTTTGTTGCAGCACCGGAACGCACCCTGAACTTTAACTTTACAAGGGGTTGGAAAACAGGGATGCGTTCCACCTAACTTAGGAGAATGTGATGGAATTAATTGTGCCAAGAATCGTTTGCAAGGATGGAGTGTCTCTTAGTGTGCAAGCCAGCGAGTTCCATTATTGCTCTCCAAGAGAAAATGATGCAGAACCATATTTATCAAAAGAAGTTGGATATATCAAGGATGCTGAAGGTAAACAATTAATCCCACCAAGAAGTTGGAAGGCATATTCAGACGGAGAATTCCCATCAAGTGTTTATGGATATGTTCCGGTTGCTTTGATTGAAAAGTTTATCAAAAAACATGGTGGTGTTGCATAAAGGAGAATAGCGTGAAGGTATTTATTGTATGTCTATTATGGGGAATGGGTGCTTCTTTAGGGTCTTATCTTACAGGGCAAACTCTGCATGAGATATTCAATATGGGATTCGGGATGTTTAGTGGTTCAATGATTATGTATTATTTCAATCCCTTAAAAGGAGAATAACTTGGACATTAAACAACTAGCAGATCAAGCCAATATAGCTTATCTGAAGTGGCGTGAACTATTCCTTGCTGAACAACCTTTAGACCCTCTGGAAAGGGCCAGGTTACGCATAGAACAGGCCAATGCTGCTTCAGTAATGCATAAGGCAGAAAGAGAACTTGACGAGGCTGTGAGGGCTTCTGAGCCTTTACATGATGGGTTCTGCTGTTCGGGGGAAGGAACATGAGCATTGAAAAAGAATTAGAACTTGCATACGAATATCTACCAGAAGGATATTGCATAGTTCCTATTGAACCGACTGATGAAATGTGCAAATTCGCAGAAGGAAGTATAAATAAATATTTGGCTAATGCTATTTACAAAGCCATGATTAAAGCCTTTCAGGAGGAATGATGAAACTTAAATTATCACAATGGCATGATGGAAGTGTGAAACCTGTGCATGAAGGAGTTTATGAACGATACGACATAAACGGAGAGCAAAATCCAGATAAACTTAATTATTTTTCTCGTTGGGATAGGTATAAATGGTTTAGTTGTAGTGATACAGTAATTTATGCTTACGAAACTGAATTTACAAGTATGAGTCAATGCCTACCGTGGCGCGGAATTGTAAAGGAGTGAACATGAACCCAGACCTGTTTCGCCACAAACGCCTTATCCAAAAGCTCAACAAGCAAGCCAAGGAAGAGCGCTACTACACGATGGAGCCAGTTTCATTCAACTGGTACTTTTGGGGAGTGATTGCTTTGTGTTTAGTGGCGGTGATGTTTGGGGCTAGGTGATTTGAGTTTTATTTCATTGATGGTTGGGTAGTAAATTTAAGGAGAATTAAATGAGTGAAAAATGGGATAAGCATTTTCTTGGAATGGCTTTGTATCATGCAAAATTAAGCAAAGACCCATCAACTCAAGTTGGTTCAGTTATTGTTGGGTTGGATAAAGAAATACTTTCTGCTGGATTTAATGGGTTTCCACGAGGAATTGCAGATACACCTGAACGGCTTAATGACCGTGATACTAAATTGAAATTAATTGTACATGCAGAAATGAATGCTTTACTTGCAGCAGCACGTACTGGAATGAAGTTGAAAGGTTGCATTCTTTACCTTGCAGCTACTGATGATTCTGGGATGGTTTGGGGTGGGCCACCATGCACTCGTTGCGTGGTTGAGATAATCCAGGTTGGCATTAGTGAGATTGTTTCATATCCGGTTAAATCAATACCTTCTCGTTGGCATGAAGATTTGAAACTATCCAGAAAATTAATTGATGAAGCTGGAATTATATATAGAGAAATACTTACTAACCAACCATCAACAGAGTAAACAACAAATGAACATAAGACCTGAGAATCACTTTAACGAATTACTCCACGAATACCAGGAGGACTTAGAGGCTCGATGGTTAAAACAAGAACAAGATACCAAACGAGCTTTGGAGCTTTACAAGGAATGCTTGAAGGATGACAAGTTACTTATGGAAATGGATCGTAAGTATGAAGTATTCGATGAAGATACAGCGGTAATGAAAGATAAATTAATGAAAGCCTGTATACATAGAGTGGAGAATGAATAAAACCTTCATGGTGATTTGCTTTATACGCCGTAGTTTAACTGGTTAGTAAATTTAAGGAGTTGAAAATGCATTATCATTTAGAAATAGTTTTACCATCCGATACTTTGGATATTGAATCGGCTGTTGAATCAATCTTAAATCCATTTGATGAAAATAACGATAGCGAAGAATATTCCATAAGTAATGCTTTTTGGGATTTCTATGTTATCGGCGGTAGATGGGCTGGAACTAAGTTAATGGCTAAGTATGACAAGGAAAAAATCTCAGCATTCTATAAATGGATGGAAGATGAAAAAATTACCGTATCAGGATTTACTTGCGGTAAACAAACACTCAGTCCAGCCAGCAACATTCCTAAAGTTGATGCCAAATGGAATGAAATGTTCCCGCCATTAGATGGTAATAATATTTCATGTCCTATATTCAGTCATTCAAATGACCAATATGGTAAAGATGGAAACGGAACAATAATTGGTGATATTTGCAAATTATCTGAGGCTATGAACATTGAATGCTCAAGAATCATTTTTACTGGACACTCTTATGAATCTTCAACTGGAAATCATACCGGCAAATTGGAGGCAAAATTCATGTTGTCTGATGATTTTTGGAATGGTGTTAACCATCTTAAAACTACTTGGGATGGGAAGGTATCTACTGCCGTTGATATGTGTATTAACAACTACAAGAATTATCTGGATGAGTATAAAGAAAGAATCACACCTAATAATGATTGGATAATTGTTACAGTTGACTACCATAGTTAAAAACTTACTAACCAACCATCAACGGAGCAAAAATCAAATGGAACAAGAGAATCTATCAGGGGCTTTCGATGAGGAAGAATTCCAAAAGATATTTGGTACATCAGAACATAGTGAAGATGAAAACGAGCATAATTTTGAAAGGGTAGAAAATGTCAGTACACAAGAAGCTACAGGAAGCTAGAGTTAAATTGCAGTCAATGCAGCTTACCAAGTCAGGAAACAACAAGTTCGCCGGTTATCAATACTTCGAGATTGGAGACTTCATGCCGCAAGTAAATCAGATATTCTCTGAGATTGGATTATGCGGCCATATAACATTCCAACCTGATATTGCCAGTTTATGTATAGCGGATATTGAAGATTTATCACAACTTTATTTTCAGTGCCCTATGGCTATGGCATCTCTAAAGGGTTGCCATGAAGTCCAGAATCTCGGTGCGTCAATGACCTATATCCGCAGGTACTTGTGGGTAAACGCCCTTGAAATAGTCGAACATGACGCTTTAGACGCGACTACAGGTAAGGATAAGCCAAATAACATAACCAAGCCTACCGTGGATGAATCATTCAAGCCTGACGAAGAGCAAGTAACCTATATGCTTTCGGTTGTGGATAGTATCATAGCTAATAAGGCTGATATTCCAAAGTGCGTTGATTTGTTCTATCAGTCAAAGTTGGACAATGAAGAGAAGGTTTGGATTTGGAATAAGCTACAACCTTATTCTACTCTACGGTCAGCAATGAAGAAGCATCACGAAGAATCTAAACAGAAAGGTTAATCATGTCCGATTTTATCCATAAAGAAGGTTCAGGTACTATGTTCCCTCAACAGAAGAAAACCGATAAAGCACCCGACTTTAAAGGTGATATTATGATCGCCGGTAATATCTATGAACTGGCCGGATGGAACAAGCAAGGTGCTAATAAAGCCTATATAAGTTTATCGGCTCAAGTTAAAGGTTCTTTCAAGACCACTAAACCTGATGCGCCTGCTAAAACAGAGAGCAAACCTAATCTCCCAAAGAATGCTGTTGGTTTTTCTGATCCATTCGATAACGATTTGCCCTTTTGATGGAGATAGCCATGCACAAACACATCAAAGAAATAAAGCAAATGACCGCTATGCTGGAGAAAGGGTATCCGATTGAGGGGATGGTTCGTGGGCGGGAATTATCGAACCACAACTGGTATTATTCAAAAGATTGTATACCTGAATTTATTGATGGTTGGGAATGGCAATCAGCCCTCGCACGAGTGGAAGATAAGTATGCTCACTTGGGAGATATTGTTTACCATAAAAAGTATGGGGACAAGCGCGAGGTAGTTCCGGGACTATTTGACTTCGAGACTGAAGATAAATGGTCTTGGTCACCAAAGCCACCAATCGTCATGGTGCCTCTTTTGCGGAAAGATGCGGAGTGGCTTGCTGGAAACTCATTTTTGTCTACTGACTATAGAAGGGTAGGTGATGCCTGTAAAGAAGCCCTGAAATAACCTTTCGCGCTTATTTAACCAAGGAGAAAGAATAATGTCTGACGATAGCAGAGCATCAGCAATGGCTCGATATAGTGAAGCAATGGAAGGTGAGGAAGAAAACGATCCTGTAGAACGCCTGCGCTTTTTCTTGTCAATTGCACTACATGGACTGGATTGGCTAGATGTTGAAAAATTTATTACCGATATTACTACCGCCCGTGCCAGCAGCGAGGCTGAGATTGCTCGTTTGCGTAGTGAGGTAGGAAAGTGGATGGATTTAGAGCGCGAAGCTGCCCAATGCGTCGAATCAGTGATTTGTATGCGTACGGGTTTTACTGGAGAAGAACCTTACGTTGGATGGAAAGGACTTGGTATTGCGTTACGCGAGCATCTTGACAAGCAAGAGCAGCAGCTCTCCGAAGCCAACGCAAAGAATGCAGAGCTGATGGATCAGATGGGGATGATGCGGAAGGCTTTGAAGGCTGGTAAAGATGCTGATGCGTACTGCGAAAAATATCACCATCTTGGGCCAGAAGCGGCGGAAAATTGTGCGGAAGCACAGCAGAGCGCAGAGGAATTAGTAGAGCAAGCCATCAACGCCACCGCCGAAACAGTCCAAGCATACCGCGCAGAGTGTGACAGGAATGCGAAGGTGGAAGTATTACGAGATGCTCAAACAATCATAGCAGACCAACTAAAATCTGATGGTTATGCTGCCTTTAAAATACTTGAACAAATGGCATCCAACCTTAAACATGATGAGGAGCAATAAATGGAAATCTATATTTTAATTCTTGGGTATATCTGCTTGTTGGTAATAGGTGGTCTTCTTTGGATTAAGCTTGGAGACATATATGACTAACGATGTGATTGCGAAGGCGAAAGAGTGTGGGGCAGATGTTGATTTAGAAGACACATCCGTTGGACTGGCTACCTGCGTTTATATGTCTGATACAGAACTCCGCGCCTTCTACAAACTCGCCCAGGATGACTTGCGTAAGGAGTTGATGGAGCAGGAGCCGGTTGCTTGGATGCGAAAACAACTAGATATATGTGGTGGAGACATATTAAGTATTGAAGAAAAACGTTCCGACTTAATTGGATTGGCTTCAATATCTAATGACGTTCCACTCTTCACCCACCCATCTCCGGAGCAGGTGAGCGAGAAAAAGTTTTTAGATATATGCTGGAATATAGTATCTGCTGAGGATTGTTGGAAAATAGCCGCTGCCATACGCAAACAGAAAGTAGTATAATGTTTATGTCGGGACAGGCTTTGCAAGGCTTTCCTACTGCCTAACCAGCAGGATTACCGACACCCTTCAATTACTGTTAGGAGTGTCAAAATGCTTACGCAAGAACGTCTCAAAGAATTACTAAATTATGATAGTGCAACTGGAATTTTTACTTGGAAAATTAAAACTGTAAAAACTAATATCGGTGAAATTGCTGGCTCTATAACACATAATGGATATATTCGCATTGGTGTTGATTATCGCGATTATCTAGCACATCAACTGGCATGGTTATTTCATTATGGAGAATTCCCAAAAATAACGATTGACCATATTGATAGAAAGACTAGTAATAATAAAATTTCCAATTTGCGGATAATAACTAAATCTGAAAACATGGCGAATGCAAATATAAGAATTGATAATAAATCTGGACATAAAGGGGTGCGATTTAACAAGAAGGATAATAAATGGCGCTCTAAAATCAGCAAAGAAGGTAAAGAAATATATCTTGGTAGTTTTTCAAACATCGAGGATGCTATCGCTGTAAGAAAGAAAGCTGAAATAGACTTTTTTCCTACTATTAATATGAGTGGTGTTTTGTAGAAAGGAGAATGAAGATGAGTGTAGGATATTGCCCAAAATGTAAGAGCGAGTTAGGCCATAGATCAGATTGCACTATGCTAAAGCCTTCTTACAGCCAACTCCAATCCGAGAACGCACAGCTTAAAGACCAGGTTAATATGCTGGTGGGAGCAAGTAAAAATTATCTGCACGATAGCGGGATAACTAAATTCAATAAAGATAAGTCAAAGGTGCTGTCGTGTGGACACGGATGGCCTTGTGGATGTAGTAAAAGCATACTTATAAAAGCCATATCCTCCCTACCCGAATCCGCACTCGACTGGCGGAAAGAGGTTGAGGCGTGGGCTTTGGAAGAGGCGGCGAACAATATCAGCATAATGCATGAAAATGCATTAGAGCACCCCAAAGTGGCATTGTTACGCATGGCATCCATTAAACGAAAAGGAGAATAGCCATGACCCTCCACTGGATAGCATTGATAGTCAGCCTGAGTATATTTGCTGGCCCATTTCTTTACGTTATCTTTGAGATTGCAGTATTGATATGTGGAACGACGGTGCAGAGTATCGACACTAATCATTTGAGACGGAAGTGGTAACATCAAGGTAAGGGGCTGACCGCTGGCGGGCAGTCCCGCTTGACCGACGTGTTATGCGATTTTGAGGAAAGTATGAAACTGAACAAGGTGCAACGGGAACAAGTAAGAATGAAATTCGGCGGGCGATGTGCATATTGTGGGCACAATTTACCGGAACGCTGGCACGCCGATCATCTGATTGCAGTTGAGCGTGAATCCTGGGGTAAGGATAAGGGAATGATGTTGCGGCCTGAAAATGACACCATTGAAAACATGATGCCATCCTGCCCGCCATGCAACATCAGCAAGCACAGATTGAGCATAGAAGAGTGGCGAAAATGGCTTGCGGGACATATGCGTAGCCTGAACGAGCATCATAGCATTTATAGGCTGATGCTGTCCTATGGGTGTGTTGTTGAAACAGGGAAACCCATCACGTTCCATTTTGAGCGGGTGGGGCATAACATCGAAGTAAACGGCGGCGCTGCCGCAGAACAGGAGAAGAGCAATGGAAACGATTGACGATGGGAAGTACGCTGTTGCGCCGTCCGCTTTGACTGACTTGTTCGCCGCCGTTGTTGCGGAGCGCACACGTCAAGATGTGAAGTTCGGCGGAGCGCAGGCTGATGATGCTCGTAAAAACGAAGAAAATTGGTGCAATGACATCGAAGCCTATGTCGTATGGGCTAGACAAATGCACCGCATGGGATCACCGGATAAATACCGTCGCCGGATGATGCAGATTGCAGCACTGGCTATAGCCGCTTGCGAGAGCTTCGATAGAAAGGCGGCTAACATAAAGTAGACACCCTAAAACGCCGATAAAAGCACCTTGAAGGATTATTAGATGACCTACCTATTACTTTATCTAATTGCAGTTGTGCTTATATTGCTGTTTAACCGTGGGGCGCACTTGGGAGATTAATACAAATAACTACTTGCTCAGATTGGAAATAGTCTCGTCTTTCGCTTTGCTGCCGTGACTGCTGCCGAAATAATATCCGTACACATCCTTGTAAATTGCGATCACCGCACCAACCAACATCCAGAACCCATCGCGCATAGCTTCTGCGGGCGCTTGTCCAGTTGCTACATAAATGATTACCAAAAGGAATAATATTACCGCCAATGCTGCAAGAACCTTCGGCGTATTATCCTTGACTGAAGCCTCGCGTTTCCTTGCGCTATCCCTGTCATCAATAGTCAATTGTTCCAACTGCGTGATGTTCTGATAGCCGAGTTGCGTCATCACCTCTTTATGCTTATTGTCAGCATCATGCAAAGACTGCAACTGCTCCGGCGTGGCACCAGCAAGGGCAGAAATCACATTGTCAGGGGTTGCCTTGTCGCCGGTAAGACCGAACACATCGACCAGCGCCTTAACAGCTACACCCGCAACTGGTGAGCCTAGCGTACCTGCAATCCACGGTGCTATCGTTCCGATTGCTGATTTAACTTTTGACCAGTCCATTATTGCCACTCTCCTACTAGAATTTGTTTAGCCAATCTTTCAGCCCTTATTCCTACTTGTCGTGCCCATAGACTTTTTAGCATATTATCATGGGCATTTTGCCAATCCTTATCCATCAAATATTTAATCGTATTCGTGAATTGTAAAAGTGTTGCAAGCCCCATATTAAAGCACATATTTTCTATTGCTCCTCTGCGTACTTCATCTAAATCTCTATACCAATCCAGACTTGAAAGTTCTGATCTAACTCTTTTAATATCATTATCCAATAAAAAATCTATTTCTGTATCAGACAATCCAACATCTCTCAGATTTCTTCCTACCCCAATAGTTGGGATGCCAATAGAATCAAAATAAACTTTGTTCCTTGTCGCTTCATCTCTTTTAAGTTGTTCTTCGAGATTCATCCTTAACCTCCTATGTCGGTTGTCGAACTTCCGCGCCTCCGATTCCACCAAGGCTTGCAAATAAACTGTGTCGTCCACATTCTAAGTCAAATATGCTGTGTTATTAATAGCAGAAGTACCGTTATACAAAACAGTTCCGGCTGAGTCAGAATAAGCAAACCCGCTATAGAGTAGATTCGTCGGGCCATATATACTCGTTAATCCAGTAGTGGTATCGGTGACTACTTTATATCTCACAAAGTAATCCGCACCTAAATCAATCTCTAGTCTTACGGGAGCCATATTCGTAGCACCGCCAAGCATGATTATTAAATTCCCTCCCGTTAAATTCATCCAGTCATCGTGAACATGAAGTTCATAAATACCCTGAGTTGGAGAAGCACTGTTTACTTCCTTGAACCTGATATTCGTATTAGCTGTAGGAGCTTGATAGGTTCCTAGAGTAGTTATATCTTGTGGGGTTATGGAACCTGATAAAGTCCCGCCTGAGTTTATATACTTACAAGCTAAAGATGCTGAATTATAGGTAAGTCCAGTCAATCCTGCGCCCGTAGTAGAAGATGAGTCCTGTACAAATATATGGAATATTTGGCTTGTAGTGCCTTTCATTCTTGATAATTTAGCCATTCATTCCACCGTTCATTCCTGGATTAACCAAAATCCCTCCACCGCTTGCCAAAGTGCCAGTCAAATCATTCCCATTCGGCCCATAAACTACACCTGATTGAACCTGAGCAGGTAACGGCCATACCGAAGCATCGAATGTGAAATTTACACCAGTCCAAGCCGCAGTACCTATCCCCATACTGATAGTGATAGCCCCACCAGTCGGGGTGACTTCTGTTTCCCATCCGAACGGCGTTGACCTTGATACTAAGTCTGATTCCTGTAGCCATCCGAAAGGTGTTGAACGGGAGAGTCCGGCAGCCATTTATATCCCCAAGATTTTGGGATTTACATAAACAGTATCGGCGGTTGCAATACAAACTCTCCCCATGATATGCCCGATCACAGCAGGGGTGATAGTCGCTGAAGGTTGAAGTACCCCAAGCCAATAGGTAGCACTGAGTCCTGTCCAGTTGGATATTGTCTTTCCGCTGTTTGGTTGTGCCGCCGCAGCAGCAAGTAAAGCCCTACGGCTACTGTTGTTGAATGTTGAGTTTGTTACAGAGGCAGTGATTTTGGTAGAAAACTCTGCCCATACTTGGTCGTTATTGTACGCAGTCGCACTACCATCCCGAGCAATCTCGAATCTAGGTGTTACAGCACCTACACCTTCGTTATAGACTGAAATCCAAGGGCTGCAATAAGGTGTCGCGTAAGAACAGTTTGTCCCGGTGATAGTCCATGCGATAGGGTCTTTCGCCAAGTCGTAATAAGCTCCATCTCCGGTTCCCTGCTCATTCTCATAGATAGAGACTTGAGCAACCGTACTGCCAAAATAATTGTAGTGAGCAAAAGCGTATTGGACATTACCGAAGGCTGAGTCATAAATGAACACATCAGCGTGTCCACCAAGTCCGGTAGTCTGCGCGCCAAGTATCGTTACGCCGCTTGCTAACTTGCAACGAGACAATGAAACATCGACGGTTCCTGTTGTACTATCTCCTACAATAGTAGAAGTGATGTCGCTTAAATCCGTTCCCTGCAAATAGAAAGAACCGCTTGCACCGGATGCCAATAATGCCGCTGGTTGACTGGTTGTATGAGTAATAGTAGAGCCTTCATCTTCCCATATACCGGGATTATAAATTATTGAAGCAGTTGAAATATTCGGTAGAATTAAAGAGCAGTTGATAGTCCTGCACCGAGTCGCCGTAGTGAAGGTTATCTTGAATAAACTTCCTGCGCCAGTAGATTGCATTTTCAAGGTACAGGTATCGTATGTCTGAGTATTCCCTGCTGTTAAGCAAAGATTCATGTGTATTGCACCAGAACCAGAACCCTGAATAATTGACATGCCATACATATAGAAATTACCAGCCCACGATAAAATTCCTGATGCCGCTGCGGTCAATGACGCGCCAGCTGCCAATGTCGTAGGTGGCATATTCACCAAGTCATTAGTGCTGATGATTAGCGCAGGATTTGTAGCTGTTCCAGCGAACGTGTATGTTGTTGTCGCTATACCAGTCTGGTTGAATGTGCTATCTACAAATGTTCTATCCCCTGCACCGACCAATGCAGCAACAGTTGCCATCGAAGTAGCCGCAGTCGCCCAAGTTCCGTAAGGGGCGGTATTGCTTCCGGCAGAAGAAACGTAGCGGTCTGTCATTTATTGCCCCAAAGCTGCCATCACGTTATTGTAGGTCGTGTTGTACCCTTGCACTATTCCGACAAGGGTAGTCCATTGTGCTGCGGTGATTCCAAATGCGTTTTGAAACTGTGCTGCGGTAAATATCCCGGCTTGGTAATACTGAACCAACACATTTGCGAGCTTGCATAGCTCCCAATCTGTATCAGTTCTATAGGCTTCCCTCAATGCAGAAACAATATCTGTTTTTGCTGCGTATTTCAGCACTCCATTGGCCTGATAAGCACTCAACCATAAGTCTATTTCCTGTTGCTTCAATACGAGCAGAATGTAATTACCAACCTGTGTAGAAGCGTTCGTTAAGTTCACCGTCCTAGCTAAGAAGCGCGGCCCATCCACAACCACATCACCGGCAGAAGTCGTGATAGTGAAAGTAACAGCGATGTTGTTTGCATCCATCGGCTGAGTGGTATAGGTAACAGATTGTACGGTTGCGCTCATACGGTCAGTTGAAACATGGGTTGTGTTCCAGAAAGGTTGGCATTGATTTTTAGCTGGAGTCCGGTAAGTAGTGAAATCACACCACCCAAGTCTCCAATCCCTATGACGTGCTTACCAGTGTCAGTGAACGAGTAAGCAACGCCCCATCTTGCATTCGTCGGATTAGCAGGATCGCCATTCCAAGTGATAGGACTTGTTGCGTTATACGACACGATATTGCTTGACTGTGTAACTGTTGTTCCAGTCAACAGAATTCCACCAGCAGTATAATTGCCTCCAGGTGTGACTTCTGTAGCAGAATAATTCTGCGCTCCAGCTGCGCCCCATGTCGGGTCGCTGTCTGTTTTCAGTGGGGTTACTGCCGCAGTCATCAAGGCAAAATATATTGCATCAGTTGACCATTGCACAGGATTCGCTGGCAGTGCTGTGAGCAGCGCAAACTTTACTGTGACTACTTGTTGACCGGCTGACATCTATCTTTTACCTTTCAAATCATTCCTTAAATCATTAAGTATTTCCATTCGTATCTTGTCTATATCACCTCGTTCTATATCTTCATCATGTGTAATCCTGATATTCATTTCAGTATCCCTTGTCTCTGAAGCTGTTCTATTTTGAGTAGTTCTTTGGTCAAGGTCAGAAAGTTTAGAATCTAATACTTGAACTGCGATGTAACTACCGGCCATTAGAACTATCGTACTAGAGACTATTGAGGCTATGATTAATTTAACTGTGTCACTTATAAATGGATTCTGCATCTTATGTCTGATTACTTGACCTACCATCATTAGGTGAGGGGTTTGTGCTGCTATCAAGGTTTTTAGCGTGTCCATTAATTTCCTTTGAATGGCGTGATTAATTGATAGATACAGATTATGACGAAGAGTGCAGCACTGATATCTACTAGACATTTATAAAAGTTGTTCATAGGTTTGTATCTGCTAAGTCAGTCCAACCTAGTGTTACTATTCCATAACCTGGATTAGTGGTTAGTTCACGATGACGCACTTGGGCAGAAGTGTTTGTCCAGCATATAGATTGAGAACCAGCGGTTCCTGGTGTGACAACAGCGTTTGTTGCTCCAGCAGTCATTAAAGGTGCTGATGATGTACTTACTGCCAAGTCAGCATTCGCTGGGTCTGATATATAAATACCGCCTGAGTTATTATTAGAACCCGCGATTAGGTTAAATATCGCCTTCATTTTTCTTCCTAGAGGAAGAGTACAGGTTATCAATGCCGCTGTTCCAGAACCAGTATATGTCGCTCCACCCTCCAAAATAGGAGTTGACCACCAGAACTCACGACCCATTTGCGTAAATGCAGTCCAGTGTGAAGAACCATCTGTTTTACCTGCTCCGATATAACGATAATAATTATAATTAGCAGGGAGTGTTGGGGAAGAAGAACTTGTAGAGAAAACAACATCAACTACGCCAGTATCTGTTCTTACAATCACATAAAAATAATACCACGTAGATGTTGCGATTGACCCAGTGTCCAACCCTCCTGCGGCTGTCCCGACTGACCATGCGGATGTTGTTTTAGCTATGGCAGAAAGATTCATTGAAGCAACATTCGTACTATCCGTAACCGTTCCAGCAGCTATTGACATGGTAGCTGAAGAACCGGCAGTTGACATCCCACATCCAGATAATTGAGAACGTATGATAGGAGTGTAAACAGTAGATGTGGTTATAAAATAACCTGTCGCGGCTGTATTTGTTTTATATAATATAGATTGTCCTGCTGACAGCGACGCAGTTCCATTAGCAACACCGCTTAATGTATCTGTGGCGGTAGTGAGATTAATAGTAACAGTTCCGGTTCCGGTATTTGCTATCCCTACCACATAACCAGCACCCATTGTAGTTGCATCAGATAAAGTAATCGTGAGAGCAGCGGTACATTCGATAGTCTTCATGTGATCTGAAGCGACAGACGAATCTGAAACAGCAGTTGTACGACCACCAAAGTTAAGCGCAGTTACAAGAGCAGTATTTATGTTTTCTATAAGCGTCTTTAATGGGTCTGCCAATTTTGACTTGTGATTAGCCCACGTCAAAAGATTGTTTGAACCTGTAGAACCATCATCAGGGGGTGGAGATGCGTTGTAACCTGAAATTGTTTGTGTAGTGTACTTGGTTCCCATTTTAATCTCCGTAAATTACTTCTTTTGCAAAACCTAATTTGTGAAGTTCAGGAAGAAATTGTTCAAGTTTCTCTCCTACATCATCACGGCATATCTTGTTTGGTATCCCGATATAATCTGCTATCTCATACGCTTTTTTAGCCGCACTACTTACTGTCTTTCCAGTAGAAGCAACCACCATAACGTACTCTCCTGCTGTTTCGTATTCAGACTTCTTTCCTTTTCTGACCTGACAAAAGTGAAGATTATCTATATTTTCTTTTGTTATACCAAGAACAGGAACTCCTTCGGTATCCTTCTGGTGATGTTGTACATAAGGGAATGGAGGTTGAGCTACTACCAGACCGACGCAAGGATTCATGTCAACTTTAAGAGTATCTTTACCATCTATCAAATCAAGCATCCATTGTGCAGGATCGCCCTTATGAGTCTGTTGTACTAGATTCCAGTGAGGCCATCCAGACCTGCAAGTATATTCAAGGAATCCTATTTCACCTTTATCATTTACAATACAGTTTACCGCGCAGTCACCAACATAATTAACTGCGTGTAAATATTCAGTTATAGGTAAAAGCATCTCATCGAATATCTTTGATTTATTTACATACTGAACTACAGTACCCATCTCTCCAGTAGAAGGGCCGTAGTTATGGCTCATCAGTTTTTTGTGTTCAAAACACAGATTGATGTTTTTAGTCCAACCACCTGGGCCAAAGAAACAACTTGCTCCTATCTCTATTCCTTTCCAGAACTCTTGAAGCATGACTTTACCCTTCATCTTCCCTTGTTTCTTCCACTTGTCGAATATGTGTACCATTTCTTCATCTGCGTAATCTTCATGTGAAGGGATATGGGTAAGGGATTTATCATCTTCAGAACCTATCGTCTTAACGACGTACATACCGCCATTCTTCTTCAGGAATGCTTGAGCTTCGTCCAATGAGTTGAACTCATGGTAAGGTATCATTTTCACACCTTGACGCTCCAGAAGTTCCATAGCGAACTTACGGTCTATTTCTAGTTTACAACCTAGAGAATTTGCTGCGAAGATAGGAAATCCTTCTTCTATCAACTTATCCCGTTCCTGCATGAAAACTGTATTACCAGTAGGAAAGATTAAATCAGCCCAAGTAAGATATGGATGATAGTCTGATACTCTTGGCACTAAACCTGTTCCTGAAGTATTTGTAGCGTCAGGAAACGGCCTAATGAACAGTTTTACTTCATGTCCTGCGTTTTGGCAACGAATAGCGAAATCAGTACCTACTCCTCCTTCAGAATCAATTATTAGGACTTTGAGTGCCATTAGCAGCCCTTTCGTTCTTCCTTCTTGCTCTGTCTGCTTCTGCTGTTTGAATAGAACCCATTCCTACTGAACCCATTCCTGCTGGTATTGCTTCCTTATTGTTGTAGAGAATCTTAGCCAATAATCCCTTGAATGCTGAACTCTTGTCTGCCATGTAGAGTGCCATCATTTTAGGATTTTGTGCCAATATGGAAAACCCCATAGGATTCTTGTTAGCTTCTAAAAGAACTCTTTTCTCTGTTACGTTCAAAGTAGTAAGTAATTTTGATTCTTTTTCATTCAATCCTTGAATCTCTGGAACTTTAGACGATATGCCTTCCTTGAGTCCCCTTGCTATGGTTTTTTGTGCCTCCGTACTTGCTGAACTCAACTCACCATAGTTTTTACCACCAACTTGTTTATATGTTCCTTGTTTAAGTTCTTGAGCGAGTTGAACAGGTATTGAGTCTTGACCTCCAAGTAAAGGATGATTCTTGAATTCTGCCCATGATTTCCTCAATGCAGCCAAGTCTGCTTCTGGATTTACTTGTAGCTTGAATTGATCTAACTTTTCTTTTAAAGGAGGATATACGTCTTTTCTAAGACTTACTTTTTCTGTCGAATCAGAGATAAGACTTTTTATCTCATCATTAACAGAGGATATTTTATCCCTCAATTTCTGGATACCAGTTTTCGTCATTCCGATACCTTCTTGCAACATGGTATCTATTGCCGTTGCTGCCTCGCCTGATTTAAGTTCATCTAAACCGGGTTTTATAGCACTCTGCATCAATTTCTGCGACATGAAATCTAGTGCCGGAGATGCTTTTGAAGCAACACTACCACCGATTGCCATAGGGATAGCTTGTACTCCCACATCAGCGGCAGTTCCTAATCCAGCGGCTACAGGGGCAGAAGCCCCTAATTGAGTAGATAGGTCAGTTACTCCTGCACCTAATTGTTCACCAGCAGCAACAGGGTCGAAAGGACGTTGCATAGCATCCATCTGTTCAACAAATGAAGGCATACGTTGATATGCAGGTTGTTGTGGTTGTGTTGGTTGTTGTGCAGATTGAAGTGCTTTAAGTCTAGTAGCAAGTTCAGGAGTCAACTGGTCAGGCATATCTACTATTTGACCATCAGGCATTTTGACTTGTGGCATCAGTGACCTTTCGATTTCAAGTAATCATCCAAAGACATTACGCCAGATGGTGAAGATGGTTGTTGTATAGGTTTACCATCGGTAGTTTTCTTACCTATATGTGAAATTTGAGTCTTTAACAAATCCACTTCCTGATTTCCTGAGTCAAGAGCATTTTTCGCCTCTTCCCTCATAACGTTCAAAGTTCCCTTAATCTGCTCTTCGCTCATGTCTCTGTTCAAAAGTTCATCAGCGGTTTGTTGTGCAGAAGCTAGAAGTTGAGCATTAGATGTAAGTCCAGTTACTATTCTTTGATGCTCTCTAGCAAGACCCCTTATAGCTGTATCAAGATTGGTAACATCAGAATCTCCCATAACTGATTTACGACCTGCTTGTAACCATCTATTTATGACTGGAGATTGACCACCTACACCTGGTTTAAGATACTTGTCTACAAGGTCTGATTGTTTATTGAAATTAGTAACGAACTGAGTGCCAGTAGCGACATACTTTTGTCGATCATTCAATGCCTTTGAAAGAGACTCTCTAAGAGCTTTGTTCGCAGAAGCATCCTGTGGAGTTATACCTTGTTCCTTGGCTAGTTGAGGGATACGGTCTTTTACCGCTGCGATAAGTCTTTGACCAACCTTACCCCTTGCTAATCCTACTTGCCATGAATTATCACCATTGAGAGACTGAGTAGCGTAGTAATCAACTGTACTAGGGTCTAGTGGCTTGCTTACGTCGATTACAGATTCTTGTAGTCGTTGCTCTCTTTTATCAGCCCTGTCCTGAATCTGTAAAGCACGTTCATCAGCCTTTTGTTTTTCATAAGCAGAGAACTTCTGATTATACATCTCTCTTCTCATGTTGAAATTCTGCAACAACTGAGCTTTATCCTTCTGCGCCATTGGAGATGCACCATACTGGTCTAAACCTTGTATCTTGTCAGCTAGTGCTGTTAATTGTTGTCCTTCCTGTTGAAGGTCTGGTGGGAGGTCAATACTTGATTGAGGTTGAGCGGGAGGTTGTGCAGCAGGTTGAGCAGGTTGAGTTTGGTCAGTATTATCCCTGTTCATGTAAGCCTGATTAGCTTTTAATTGAAGTTGAGCATTCTGAGCTTCAGGACTTGCAAATGTATTATACGCGGATAGAGCATCTTGGAATTGTTGTTGCTGTGCTTGTTGGGCAAGAGCTTTCTTTCTCAAATAAGTCTGCGGAGAAAAAGTCTGTTCTAATGCTCCTGTTACATTTCTTAAAGCGTCAGTAAAGTCCATAATTACCCCAAAGCCAAGAATTGAAGTGCTGATAAAGGATTGGAAGACCCCATTGCAGAACCCATATTAGCACCAGACAAATTACTACCTCCACCCATAAGTGAACCTATACCACCCATAAGATTTCCGAACATCTGAGCGTTAGCCTGATTGCCGGCCAAGTTCTGTGCTTTGATCTGAGTATTGGCACTTTGCGCTCCTAATTGCTGATTAGCTAGTGAATTCCCTATCCCTGCTATTCCAGAATTTACTCCGCTTAAAAGCCCATAAGAATTTTGTAATGCGTTAGCAGTCTGATTTGCCACACTGGTATTAGCGTTATTACTGAATGCTGAAATATCCTGATTACCAAATGAAGAACCTCTTACTCCCCTTAATCCTTGGTCTTGCAAAAGATTACCATAACCTATCGCGTTAGCTTGTTGGGTAGGAGCGATTTGAGCATTTACATAACCAGTTTGGTTATTTCCTATCTGTGAATACAAGTCTTGATAGTTTTTGAGAGCCGTGTCCATAGTCTGACCGACTTGTGAACTATAATTGAATGGACTCTGATTGTCTGCATTAGTACCGAAAAGACCTCCGGTAGCCATATTGAATACACCACTCATGTTGCCTCCTTGAACTGCCCGTTCTCTACTTTACCTATCTGTTTACCAGAGTCATCTTTTACATCACCTTTATCACTGACGAAGAACTTTTTCCCCTGAATCACCGTTACTCCCGATTGTACTTGTACTTGATTGTTCCCCACCATCACTGTCCCGTTGTAACCCTTTTGTGGTCTTGTCAGCCCCATCAATCCGCTTCCCTCCGCAGATGGAAAATATGAATTCGTTACCACGAATATCTCCTCCAACCAAACATCCTACATAGAACAGGACTCCGTATTGTCTTACCCGATGAAACAGGTTCGATGTTTCCTTTAAGGATTTTACGATACATACTCCCACTCCCTTGTTTTGACGCATCCAGTTAAAGAATCTTACATTGACCCTTAGAATATTCCTTGGTGTAGCCCATTTGAAAAACTCAACATGAGGTTCTACCTTCCATCCATCAGTATTAGCAACTATCAAACAAACCGGCCCACGGCCAGCTTTGAACTTCTTGCATTCATCCTCTACCAACATGAGTGAACTGAATGATTTTAGATTTTCCCTTGTGTAACCGTAGAAACTTTCCTTATCCATCTCTGGAATAAGTGGAAATGAACCTTCCTTATAAGCAGCCCAAAGTACCCACATATCTTCAGGTTTGAACTCTCGTATGAGAGGTTTAGACCTCTTGAATAATATTTGCCGTTTTTGTCTTGGTGTCAGAAAAGTTCGAGATGGTCTATCCGCCATTGGCTGGTTCCTTGGTTCCCTAGTGTAAGGTAGAATCCCGACCCTTTTCCGGTGGGAGAGAAATGCTGGTGGCTTACTACATCTCCAAATTGGAATCCTTGGCTGTAATAAGCATTTTTATTGTAATAAGAACTTCTGTTGTAACATGGGCCTGTATTTCCAGAAGTCGCGCCCTTCAATACTACTGAAGATATTGATACGTTGTATTCATCCGACCATTGAAAAGAGATATTCATTGTTGACTGAGCAGCGTCTCTATGATATTGGATACTTCCCAGTAAAATCTCGCTGTACCAAGGGAATGGATTAATAACGGTTTCATCTATTATTCTGGTAGTACGTGACGTATTAACACTGTACAAGGCAGCATCTCCCGCACCAGTCCCATTAATGTCATAGATGTTTCCTGCGTTATCACCCCATAAAACAGTGTAATTTGTAGTCCCTGGGTAATACATATACTTTGCGGCCAAGGTATTGAAGTTATTTTCGTGATCCGTAATATAAACTGACCAAGGACTTAAACCGGAATCAGCGGCATTATCGGTAGAGTCTGCGTATAGAATGTCCTTGAATAAAACTAATACTTTATTGCTTACGAAGAAATATATTTTTTGATAATCCTGCTCGTAAATTATTATCGCATCTGTCAAATCTTTAGTATGTGTCGGTATCCATCTTGAAATGTCATTAGCTCGTACATCACCAAAATACTGTACAGAACGCATCAGGTTTATATTTCCACCCTTTTTCATGTAGATTATATCGTTACCTATGTTCGCCATTGCTTCAGTACCTATTGCAGACGAACCTACATAAAAAGGTACGAATTGGAATGTTGAGCCTGATGTTCCGGTAAGATTGTAAATCTGCCCTTGGTTAGTGGAAATAGTCAATACATTCTGGAATAGTGATACTCCGTTTATTTCTTTAAGGTCTGGTGTCAACAGGTAAAACGCTTCTAGTCCGGTAGAAAAAGAACCTCCACCTGATGAAGTAGCCCCTCCTCTCAATGAGGTATCAAGTGAAGTTGGGTCTTCAAATTTTGAAGCTACTATCATGTGTGGATAGTGGACTCCATTTGACCATATATTGAAGTACCAGACACGGTTCAAATGAACTATACAATACTTTGCGGAGAAATTAACTCCAAGTCCTGTAGTCATGTCTGTCAATGAAGTGGCATCCCATTTCTTGACATTATTATGCGTGGTTGAATTTGCATCTACTATGATAGAGTAATCACCGAGAGACCAATATGTGTCCCTCATCTTTCCACCAGTTGTTATAGAACCTTTTGAAGTAAACGTAGTTCCATTCCATAGGTAACAAACATCACCAGAAAATACAAGTGTAGTTTCAGTGTTGTCTCTTTTAACAAGCTGGCAAAGACCAGTGATAGAACCTCCATTCGTGGATGTTCCTTTAAGGTCGAAAGGTTTTCGTGGCTTGTATTCTGTCTGTCTTGAACCCAACTCGAAATTCCAACCGGCAGAACATTCCTTTATGTCAGGATTCTCATTCTGGTTCAATCCTGCCGGAAATGTAATCAGCAGTCTTGGTATTTCATAGGCACTACTCGGAATAGACTGCGCCATAAGTAGTTCGTGGTTTCTTGGGGTTTATGAGACTCAATAATGTTGACCTTGAGTTGATGTATTGTGGATGTTGCTCGACAGGAGCGGAGAATTCCTTTGGATTTGAGTTGAATAAAGCCTGAAATCTTACAGCGGCCATTTGACAAAAAGTATTAGCCTCTATTCCTCTTATGAATGGAAGTGTGTCTGTAGCCAAAGTTGGAACTATGTCTTTTTCATAATCATAAGTTAAAACTATCCCATTATAAGTTGCGTCTGGAACCTGATAAAAACCAATCTGTTTTGTTGATCCTTCTACATAATACCACCATGAAGGTGAACCTGAGTCTGTTTTATATGTGAATATATTCGCCGAAAGACCTCTCTCCCCGCTCTCCCATTCATAGATGTAGTTTGAATTTGTTGAATCGTATAAAAACTGGTTTTCCTTCCAGAACTGTACGAAGTCATTAGCAAGTGAATAAACTCTTGTTCCAGTCACAAGAGTTATGGTAGAAGAATTTCTCTCGTAAGGGAAATCATAAAATGCCATAAGGTCAGTTAATGTATCCTGAATAGCAATTATTGCGAGGTTAAGCGTAGCTCCATGCTGAAGGTCTGCGAATGTGACTATAGGGTCTGTGTCTCCACGTATAACTCCAGTTATTCTTAGGATTCTGTTTACAGCATCCAGAAATGTCATTGTTGCAGGAGTGACTATAATTGGCATATTATTCTCTTAATTAACTATGATGTAATCGAAAGTTTCTATACATGTCGTTCCAGCCAGGTTGTCCGTATTCAAGTGTCATATTAGTTCGCATTAATTACTTGAAATTATGTACCAATTTGTCCCGTTATATTGTAACTCAGCCCATTTCCCAATCGTCGCTGCCAATATGGCTGTACCTGCCGAAGCACCACTTTGTGGGACAACATTCGACGATGCAGAAATTACGGCAGATGCTGTATAGGTGATTATTTTAAGCTTTCTCCAAGTATATTCTGCACCCGATGGAAGTGTAATCGTACATCCAGCAGCAGAAGAACTTAGGATTGTGTGTTCAAGTCCAACATAGGCTTTGTTTGCATCAACCGTGTAAGTTGCAGCAGTAGATATATTGAGAATCTGGTCTTTATATTTTGCACCTTGAATTGAATATGTGGAAACATCTCCTATCAAAGTCATCTTTGCAAGATTTGATGCACTGATATAAGTTTCAATCTTGGATGTGCAAAGCATACTACCGCCAATGATAGTTGAAGCTGCTCCGGCAGAATTCACATCAAAAGGCTTTAGCGGATAAACTGTCCCCCATATTCTAGGATTCACAATAACATGAGAGCTATTATAAATAAACATACCAAAATTAGTTGCCATGGTAGAACTGACATTTGTAATGGTGGGGCTTATTGCCGTATGATTATTCCCAAGGAAATATAAAGCTCCTGTCTGCGCTGTTCCATAAATTGTTTCAACTGTCGGGCAATTTATTGTACAATTATTACCATAATATACTTGCGAACCATCACTAATAGCCCTGTCAAAAATGCCATTGATAGTTGTGTCATAAATAGTTGTTCCATCAGCGCATAAAACGCCAACGAGATCATATCTATTGTAAGCACCAGCCGTTGTAAAAGCGGTAAGTGCTGAACTATACGAGTCAACCTTGAATTTATTTGAGTAAACCTCAGCAGTTGGGCAGGTTATTGTCAGTGATTTATTGACATCCGTTGTGATGTAATCAAAATTGCTGCGCGTAACAACGTATGGAGTTGTCGCTTCAACCACAACAACGGAAACCGTTCCAGCGCCAGCACCTATTACACCGAATCCTGAAAGATTGACTCCCTTGAGTTGTCCTGTTGTTACGTCGCTTTTGCAATAAATAGCTGGATTTGCAACATCCTTCTGTTTGATTATCGTTTTAGTGTAACCAGCACAATGCCAAACCTCTCCGCTTGCAGGTCGGTAATTATCAATCAAGTACGTCCCTGCCGGAACAATGAATTCTTTTGATGCTGTATGGGCAGAAGTAAAGCAAGCAGTTACGTCTATACTTCCAGTATTTGTTTGGACATCTGCTTTTTGTGCCGCAGTCATAAAATCAAATACACTTGGCAGGTCATTCCTTAATTTATCTTGCACTGTTTCGGCAACAGCACCAGTTCCAGATTGAATCCATCCAACCAATGAAGAACCTGAAGATGCTGATAATTGTGCCAAAGTAGCATAAGCATTGGCACTGTCATCTTCTAACAGAACATCATAAAGCGTATAAGTTGTACCACCATACGTTACGTTTATGTCGTATCTTCCATCTGCTGCGTAGAAGAAGAACTGTCCTTGAGAGTTTGGAGTGAATGGTTGGGTGAGTGATGCGAGTGAATTATTAGAGTAAATAGTTGCTTGAGAACCATTATGTACATTTACAGTAATAGATGCAGTAGGAACTATATTACCGTAAGTGTCTTGTACTACGTCGTTATACCTTTGCATAATATCCTCATGTAAATTACCCTACCCACTCGTTTGAATGGGCAGGAGAGTTACACTACAGTTTAGACGCGCAACTGCGAACTTTCACGATCCATCCCTGGTTGAGAATCTTCGCAACATGGAACGCCTTCCATGCAAGTGACGCAAGTTCGTTGAATGCGTCCATAGCACCAGCAGAACCCAATGGTTTGTAGATGATTTCTACAGCCGGAGGATTCTTAGGGTTGTACATTTCGTAGGAATTGGTGGCGTGCATATTACCAAGACCCACTGTACCAACCGCTTCCTGACCATATACGAACGAGTCATATACGTCAGTGTTTTTAGCTGATGCAGAACCCCTCATCGCACCTGTTACGCCTGTGGTAGAAGACTTACCGGCAGCAGACGCTACAGTAGAGACTTGGGTAGATGCCCAACGAACACCCGCTACAGAACCGAACTCAAAAGGCATGGTTTCTGTATATCCAGCGTACTGTTCAACTGGAATGAAACCTGTCAGGCTGCGGATGTCTTCTTCAACGTCCACATGACAAATCCCATAGTAGCTGGAACGGATAGGTTGAGTACCTACGTTTGTCGAACCCATACCGATAGGAGTGAAAGTACGTGCTGAATTCTCATTCAACAGGTTTGTTGCGTACTTTATATCACCTACCGAAATGGAATAGGCCACCGCAGAAAGATTTGCAGCACCACCCGTCCTGTTATTTGAATAACGTATATTGGTGGCATTCTGGTACTCGGTGAACATCAGCGAGTTAAGAGATTCACCCGCGTTCGCTCCCAAAGTGTCCAGAAGTTTTGCTGCTTTTGTGTTGACGTTGTAAAGGTCGATTTCCTCAGTTACAAGGATAGCGTTACCTTTTTTCAACACAGTTGCAGTCACGACAGACAAAGTTGGAGTGACGAAAGTACGGCCTACAAAAGCTGCCGCCGTTCCGTTAGCTTCAGCCAAAGTCGTAGTAGCTGCTGAAAGGTTATTGATACGCTCCCATTTCACTGAAGGAGACCCGCCACTTTTATCAAGTTTACCGGCGAGAGTCCCGTTGAAATAGGGCAGTTTTTTACGGGCTGCGGAAAGCAACCCTTTCATTAGTACATAGTCTACCGGATGCGTTAGCGTGGTAGCCATTGAGGTGATAGTTGCGGCCATTTGAAGCTCCTTGATTATGACCGTTCATTTAATATCCCGCTATGGTTCTTTCCCACTTTAAGTTAAATTCCTGTGGAGAGAGATTGTCCCATTCGTTACCTTTATCTGAATCGGTCGTTGTTGACGATGATTGCCGAGAGGCAGCTAAAGCCTTCCTGTTCGCAACAAGGGTAGGGTCTGAACGAACCTCGTACTTCTTTGCTATGGTGTTTGACACGACTTTAAGAGCCTTTGTAAAAGCTGCCTTGGCCTGTGGACTAGAATTTCGTCCGTCCCAAAGAGCCTTGAACTTGGGGTCTGTTCGTGCCAATTCCGATAACTCGAAAGTGGCGAGTTTTTCATTCTCGATACCTGATTCCTTGCTTACATATTCGGATGCTTTTGTGATTTCCTCCTCAACAGTCCTCTCCAAGGTTTCGCGTTCTTTCTTTGCGATGGTTTCTTGTGCCGACTTTAGGGATTCATGCAATGCAGTCTGATTCTTAGCCAAGTTCTTTATGAAAGCCTTATGTGCTTCGATGTCATAAGGATCGGGCACATCTATTTCGGTTTCACGTGTAACAGGCTTTGTTTCAACTGCGGGTGTTTGTTGTGTTTCTAATCCAGACTCTTTATAAAGGTCATCAAGAGTTTGTTCTGGTGCTTCTGTGACTACTTCTGTCTGGACTTCATTCTCTTCCATTTCATTCTCCATTTAAGTGAAATATTGATATAGCCATGTCATATCCTTGCTGAATACATGACTTTGCTTTGATTTCCTCTATATTTTCCTTAGCCCAATCATATTGAGGAATTATGGGGCGACTTTTCTTCAATTCTTCTAGTAACATCCTGAATTCTGGTATTTCGTACAGGTTTCTTAACAAATTCTTGTTCATAAAAGTAAGATTTCCTCCGCTTCCATCTCTTGAACCATTCTTATGTGTCTTATTTCAGCCTTCAAAAGGATTATATCTATATTGGTTATCCTGAATTCCAAGTCTGATGCTATTATTTTAAGTCTTTCAAGACCATCGTTATTGGTCTTTTTATTACTAGAATAGTAATTACTCACTACCGCTTCAACTGCCGCTTCTCTTACAAAAGTATTGTGTTTTGACTTTACCCTTAACTTTTCAAGTTCATCATCTTCATAAGTGAAGTAAAAGTAACCTCCACCACTTCCTGTTTCTGGAACAGGTATAGGTATTGAAACCCCAAACCCGTATCCATGCGAGGCTAAAGACCTTCCATACCCATAACCTCTACCTGGTATCATTATTGAACCTCGCTGCCAGTAGCTCTCCCTTGTTCATCCCTTACAAGTTTACGTGGTCTTACCATGTTTTTAGCGAGTTCCTGCATACCTTGTTTCAATTCTTCGTGAACCTTTATCAAATCTTGTGTGACTTTTGATTCCTTGTCTTGTCCTTCTTTTTCCTTTGAAACAGAAGATTTGACTCTTTCTTCAGCCATTATCAACTCGATCTTGTGTTCTACGTCCCTGACAAGGTTTTCAGCATCCTTTAGAGCTTGATTGACACGACTTTCGTTATTATTAGCGTCAGTCATGTGTTTATCCGCAAGATGTGCGATTTCACTTGAATGTTGGGCGTTTATCTTGTCTTCCTTGGCCTTATAGTCAAGATTCATCTTCTGCATCTTTACTTGATTTTGAGATTCAGAGTCTTTAAGTTGACCTTGGAGTTGCTGGATTACTCCCATCATTCCGTCCATCTTTGCCTTCAAGTCAGGAGGAATGTCTCCTTGCTTCATAAACCTTTCGGAGTTTTTAACTCCGGCATCGGTATAAATCTGTTTCAGTGATTCTTCAGGCTCTACTAGAGGAGCGAAGATAGGATTTGTCGTAGCGAACGAAGTAGCTTGTAAGAACGCTTGTTGTCTACGTTGTTCTCCCAACATTCCCTTGGTTCCTACTACCTCAAAATTGACTGTTTTAGGAAGGTCTTTATGTGTACTTCTCAAGAAGTCAGGAGAGTCTACTTCTGGATTGTAATAAGAGTATGCGAAGTCTTTTCTGGACAGATTCATGTAATGTTGGATGTAGAGAAAAGTCCTTAAAGCGTTATCCATCTTTACCGCAAATCCAAACGGGCCACTTTCGGAATCTGCTTGTTTAGTATTAACTTCAGTAGCGGTAGCTCTGTCTCCTACTTCCGTACCTGGACGACCCAAAGACTCTTTCATGGAAGCTATCCCATACTCAAGTCCTTCCAAAGCAGCTTTAGGGTCTCCAATCTCCAGAACCTTGTAATTTGCAGAACCTTTAGTAGAAGTCTTGGCTCCAGGATAAATCTCAGGCCCACCATTAACTACGAAATCTGGATCATTACCATCATAAACAATAGGCGGTCTTGTTTGGAGTTGAACTCCATTGACAAATTCGTTAGCAAGAATAGAAGTGACTTTCTGCATCGGACTTTGTTTAATTATTGGAGAAGTTCCATAAGGGTCTCTTACATCCATCCTTTCGTAAGTCTGATATATCAAAGGAGGATAAGGAGTTTTTATAACGTCTAAAAATACCAACTTACCGTTAGCAGTGATACATTTAGCCCTTGGGATAAACATATCCTCTTTGGAAATGTCGGTAGTTTCACCCCTTGATAATGTGAGGTCTCCCCAATAATAGACAAGTTTCAGGTCTTTAGTACGGTTTTCCTTATCTACATTCTCATCCTTGGGAACTTTCTTCAGGTTTTTAGGTATCCACCCTTCACCTACGGCTTGTTCCAAAAATTTATGTCTAGGCATGTATTGTTCTATGAACATCGTACCTGTATAGAACATATTAGAACCTACCAGAGAAGGAGATGGGTCTGGATAACAATTCCACATTGAATGAGGCTTCCAGACAGGAGAGGTGATTTCCTTTACATCAGTTCCCTCAAAATACATATCAAGGGAGTCTTCCACGACTTCAGCTACAAAACCTCCGTGATGAAGAGCCTCTTTTATAGAAAGTTCTACCCTGTCTACAAGTCCGAAGTCTATGTGTTGTTGGGTCATCATAGCTCTTAATCGACCATCTACTTGATCTTGGAATTTTTTGGGGACTTGTTCCTTCTCGCCAGTCTGAGGGTCTAGTTCTGTTGGAACTTCTATATGGGGTTCGTACCAACTTCTCATTTCAGGGAAAACTATCCTTTTAAGGTCAGAAGTCATAATCTCTGAAGCCTTGGCTAAAGTTCCCAACTCGAAAGTATTTATCCATGTTGATTCTGGATTGCCACCTACATCCATTGTTTCAAGAGCTACTTGACGGTCTACTTCCTTCCATTTACTTTCATTTGACTGGCGATAGTTACTTGTTTTTCTCTTTGTAAGTTCTTCTTTAAGGGTAGACTCAATCTTTTTGTAGTCTTTGTCGGTAACTTTCTTTACTTTTACCTCAAGTCCTTTGTCATCAAGTTCTAGTTGTTTGGAGTCCATTTTCCTATCTTTCGACCATGATTGTATTCAAATTTATACATTGTATGAAAAAGTGTTATATAAAGATTATAACTTCCCCAATCATCCCAAAATTCTTTACATTCTTTTGTTTTGTAAGGGTGTTCAAAATACCTTAAATCAAACATGTTTGAATTTTTGCTAGTAGAAAATTTTATCCCCAATTTGAAGCTCCTCGTTGATATGTTTTCTTCCTTGGTGTTACTGACATCGTTCTTGCGTGTCTTACCATCATAATGGCGTATCTTACTGCCGAGAGTACGTCATCATTAAGTTTTACGAGTTTTCCATTAAGGTCTCTATGGTACATCCTTCGTTCTTCAAGATAAGATTTACAACTTGAGAAAACTTTAAGTCTTCCGGTATTTTCTCTCTCTACCATCTCTAGTATGGAAGACTCTACGGAATTGCCACCTTCACCCTCTATTTGCCCTGCTTGTGGAGGATTTGTTGCTTTCCACGGAAGTAAGTTAAGTCCCGCATCGACATACACTTGGCGTAACTGTTGGCCAGTACCCTTCTCCGTGTTAAGGCCATCATGGGGCCAAGAGACAGGAACCCACGAACCCCAAGCCTTGATAGCTTCTGCTTGTACGACAGGTAACGCTCTCGATTCCCTATAAACGTTCGTAACATAAATCGTATCACTGTCCCTGTCCCATACTACTTTCCCCGACCCGAATGGGTGATCCCAACCAAAATCTATCCCTATTATCTGAGGCCAATGACGCGGTATCTCGAAAGGTTCAACTACTATTTGACTTTCTGGAGTGTCGAAAACCAAACCAGCACCCATCAAAGGAGTTCCTTTAGACCTCATCTCTCTCTCGTGAGGAGAGAAAGCGGATAACTTCTGTTCCTTCATCTCTTTTGTGAAGTGAGGTGCATCATCCCATCCAGCCTGAGTGATAGACTGACCTACAGAGAGATTATTCATAAACTGTGTTACGACTTCAGTCATTCCCTCTTCAGGAGTCATAGTTATATAAAGGACTGAGTTAGACCTAGAAAGTCCCGCCCTTAAGAATTGTGACCAGATATCTTTTGGTGGTTCTTCGTCAAGCCATCCAACTTCAAACCTGATTCCCATGAACTTTTTGAAACCCTGTTCGTAGGCACGTAGATAGATTTTGGAGTATCCTCCGGAAACATGCTTGACAGAGATTGAATCAATCGCGTTTGGTATACCAGCTTTTCTATGTGTCTTTCCGATGCAGTCAATGGGGATCGTGCCTGTTCCGATTTCTTTTTCATCTAATGGGTTTCCTAAAAGTTCACGTTGTACAATATCTCTACAGGTCTCGTTGGTATTAGACCCTACCATGATATCTACAGGGGAGTAGAAACGAGTTCCCTTCCACCAGTCAGGATAACGTCCTGTCGCATGGATGGCGGTCTCCATAGCCCCACAAAGCGTTTTTCCAATTTGATTTCCTCCGAGAAGTAATCTTTGGCTCGCAGGAAAGTCAGACTTGAATCCGGTAGCGTTATGAAATGCTAGTTGTTTAGGGTATGGTTTGTAATACTGTAACCTGTAAATCTTCTTATGCCTGTCAGCCTGAGCTAACAGTTTAGTCAAATCACTCAGGTCAGCCATTCAACAGTTTTTCCATATTCTCGTGGAATTTAATCAAACATATCCTGTATTCTTCTTCAGCAAAGTTTTTTCCTTGCAACCAATCAGGAAGTCCTTTTTCGATTGGATAATCTTCAAGAGTTCTTTTATAGGAATAATGAAGAAGAACTGCTCCATTAGCTATAGATTCTAAATCCATACGTCTTTTACCCATCCTTCCTTGAAATCTGAAGGTTTTGGGATTCCGTGAAAACACACTACTTTTGTACCTTTAGGAGGGTATGGTTTGCAGTGAACCTTGTAAGAGACGAATTCATCAGGAAAGAAGTCTTGTAACAAGTCTATCTTCTTTACGAATCTTCCTTGATCTAGATTATTCAGCCACCAAAGGTCTCCCATCTCATTACGTGGTTTTCCTTCAGATACCCACTCATCCCAAACAGAATAAGAAAAATCTCCAACTTCCCATGAGATTATTGCCGGGCCTACTCGTTTTGGATGGTAAAAGTCTTTCAAAGTACCAAACTTTCCATCATATCTGACGATTTCGTCAATATTTCCGACTATTAAAGTGTCCAAGTCCATGAAAATCACCCTTGAACCTTCTCTGAATAGTCCTCTCTTGAACATATAGAGTTTGCCCCACCATGTTTCCAGGTCTGAAGGGAGTTCAATGGTCTCTATAGAGTCTATGATTCCTTTTTTATCATCAGTGATACAGACGAACTTGAAATCTTGTTCAAGATTCTTCCTGACCATGTTATAGAGTCTATTTACATAAGCAGAGTTGTATAATTTTCCAGCTTTCAGGCAAACAAAAGTGATTTCCTGTTGCTTCATTCTTTTTTTCCTTCTTTCGATGTAGATTTTCTGATTCCTTTTGAACTTTTTATCTTCCCACCTTATAGATGCTCCGTATTTAGGATGAATTACTTGTAAATCATCTCTTATTTTGAAGATAGCTCCGTTATCTACCAGTCTCCAGATGAAATCCCTGTCTTCATAACCAGCCCCTTCACGGTAAATCTCGTCAAATCCTCCTATCTCAAGGAAAAAATCACGATAAATAGCAGCGCAGAAAGAAAGTCCAGTACCATCAGGACAGGTAGGTATCCTAACCGTAGAGTGGCAGTGGAATTTATTGTCTTCAGGACACCAAGCGGATGCAAGAACGTAACCTTTTCTCCCTAACTTTTCAAGTTCCTTTACCATCTCTTCAATTACAGGAGACTCATGGATGACTTCTATGCAACTTATAATCAGTATCTCTCTTGAGACCTCTGCTCCCCTGTTCCAAGGAACGATACAACTTAACGGTTCATCCTTTAATGGAAGACGGATCAGTTTATAATTTCCTTCGCTACGCGAATCCGGAAAAGGTTCTCTATTCCCATCGTCTATTACAATCTTCTCTATGTCGTATTTTTCCAGTGACTTTAGACCTAGTTGAGCCGCTTCAAGTCTGTCCCAATACGGTAAGATTATAGAGGTATTATGGGGATATTTTTTATCTTCTTCAGAATCTCTTGTTTGTAAGGCCATGCCAATATCAAGGTATAGAATGTAGTTGAAATCTTCTCTGAGGAAGGATGTAAAATAGTGATATGAGTTCCTGGTGTATTAAAACCTGACTTCACATCAGAATCGTCTATCACTTGGGAGATATGCCTGTTATCAAGTCCGGCTAACTGTAGAATCGTATTCGCCCTTCCAGACGCTCCATAAGCTGTCATACGGCCCGAGTCTTTAACTAATCTCTCTACAGTAGTCCTGAGTTCTAAAGCATGTTGCTTGGCTCTCTCACCGAACTTTATGAAAGTCTCTTTCTTTGTGAGATGTTCTTCAGACTCGATCATCTCTTTTAGTCTTTTAGTCTTGTTGCCTTTTCTTGATACAAGGTATCTTATAGAACCACCGTGGGTATCTATAGGGATAGCGTCGTAAAGAATTAAACCATGTCTGGTAAAGTGTTTATCTAAAGTCGTTGCAGAGTAATAATATATGTGTTCGTGATACACCCAATCGTACTGGAAGTTAATCATCTTACGAAGGTCGTGTACTTCTATTATAAGAGTCCCATCTTCTTCGAGTACTTTCTTGATGTTCTCTGTTACTGAATTTATATCTATGATATGAGCGAATACGTTATTCGCTACTACTACTTTGAACTTTCCTAACTTATTTACTGTATCTTTTGTGAAAAATTCGTTGTAAATCTCATGTCGTTTGATATCTTTTACCACGTTTGTAGCGGGGTCTACACCTACGGTCTTTATCCATAGGTCTGATAGAGCGTCTAACAGGACTCCATCGTTACAACCTATTTCAAGAACCTTATCAGGATAGAATTCATACTGGATGAAGTCTGCGTAACTCCTGAAATGATTAGAGATTGATTTTATCTTTGAAGAGAAGTAAAAATAATTCTTGAATAAGGTCTCTTCGTCTACCGGATCAGAGATTTGTAATAGATAACATGATTCGCAAAAATCAAGCGTAAGAGGATATTTTTTTTCGAACCTGAATTCTGAAGTCTTTATAAAAGCTCCTGCTAGAGCTACTTCACCGAAATCTATTACCCTTACTGTTTGTTCGCCGCATAGTTTACAAATACTCACGCAGCCCAATATCCTATATGAGTGACATTTTCTACATAAGACTGGTAAGAATTTTTCAGGTTAATCTTGTCTTCATTAGTAAGTTCGATGAATCCAACCTTGAAATCATTATTTTTTTTATGAAACTTTATAAATTCTCTTGCATTGAAACTTAATGTATCCTTAAGTTTTTCCTTGTTTTCATCTGTTAGATTTTTGATGAATAAGAAATTACAGTTAGTTTTATCGATATTATCTTTTCTGATAAGGTCGTAAACATATTTTTTATCTATTGGCATTTGTCCATTCCTTTATGTTTTCAAATACAAATGAATTTTTGTAAAAAGGTGACTTCCCATAAGGAACATGCCAATCAAGTTCGTCAATGACTCCATCAACCTCTAACTCGCTTTTACGTTTGGTTTTTATGACTTCACACCTTTTCCCTATGGAACCGGCAAAGTGCATTACTGAAGTTGGTACTGTCACTACCTTTTCTAAAACAGATATAAGCGCGATGACACCTTCTATATCGTTTCTTAAATCCAAATCTGGTCGTTCTATATCATCTGAACCGTCGAACATCTGTTCGTCATACTGAAGACTAAGTGGATTTTTCAACTTCAAGTCACGTGGATCAAGATAACCGTGTCTACCTCTCCATGAGACTCCTATTCGTCCTCTATATTTCTCGAACTCTTTTACTCTCTCTGAATTGACTTTAATGAAAGGTTTTCTAGGGAAATCTTCTTTCCTTTTCCTGAAAAGGCATAAAAGGTCAGCAGCAGGGATGTAAGCTGAGTAACCTCCCAAAAGGTCATCCCTTGCGTCTATGTTTCTTTGTTTTGAATCTATGTTAAGACTGTCTTTGAGAATCTTTACGAGTCTTTCATCACAAGCGTAGGAGACTTTATTTACCCTTACAGAACATTCAGGGAGTAACGAAGCCCATAGAATCTCATCCCCTATTCCCTGCTCACCTATTACAATAAGACTGTCTACATTATTACCAACCCAAAAAGGGATAGTTTTAATCCCTTCTCGCATGGTAGCGGCCCACTCATCCCTGTATTGCCATCCATCCCATTCCTTGAAGTTACCCTGAAGGATACGGGCGCAGCAAAGGTTGAATTTGACCTTATAGTCTAAATTTTGATATGCAGATGCCTCGGAGTATAACTTTACTGCCTTTCTAAAAGACCTGAGTGTCTGGTTTATCTTCAGTTTTGAAGCCGAAGACCTGTTGAGCATGAACTCAACATCAGAAACTAGGCTTGAGATTGCTTGTACTCCTTTGTCCTCTTGTCCAAACCATGCCTTTCAACACCAGTATGGACTTCAGGCTTTTCCTTAAGAGAAGCGAGTTCTTCCTTAAGACGTTCGTTCTCAAGCTCCATCTCTGTTTTAACAGACTCCGGAGGATTTACTTGCTCTACCTTGCCGAAATAACGGTCATTAGACCAAAGACGGTTAGGCTTTACACCCCTTACAAAGACGGCTTGACCATAATTTACTCCATGTGTTTCCTGGTAAGCTCGAAGAGATTCTTCAGTCCAAGAATCAGCACCAGCCATAGGAACCATTTTCAAAATATCCTGTTCACGTACTATTTTCACTTATTCCTCACTTTCTTAAGTCCTTTAGCCGTAGTCTTGGAACCTTTCTTAAGACCTATCTTATTTAGAGTCCCATAAACAGCATTAGGATTATTGGGGTATTCTTTCTTTAACTTCTTCTCTACATCAGCTACGGCTTTCATAAATCACTCCCAAAAAATATAAATAACCAATCCTATAAGAGTCATCCACCAAGGCAAAAACCATGCAGCCAATAAAATCAGGAATATCAAGATTTGAAACCGGGTAATATAAGAGTCCTCTTCCTCAATTCATCCCTTATCGAGTCTCTTTCCTCTTTCAATAAAGAATTCTCTTCCTTGAGATGATCGTTCTCCTCCTTTAACCTGAAAGCAGCATCCAAAGCTGAATTTATGTTCCTTATATCTTCGTCAGTTAAAGTCTGCATTCTATTTTCCTACGTCAGGCCCCTGTGGATAAGTTTCATCTTCTTCATCGTAAGCATCACGTTCGTTTTCAGGCATCATACGCTTCTTCCTCATCCAGTTACGACGATATTCCTTGCGTCCTTCAATATCAGCATACTTACCATGACGTGAACTACCATTTGTATGCTTGTGAACTACCACAGTATCAGTGTGAACTACCAATTCAGTAGAGTAGAGTTTCATAAAAAATAGGGGAATGGGTATAGACTTAAACTCTCATCGCCAATGGGGGGCCCCAACCAGTCAGTAACCACTCACTTAAGCATGCTTAGTCAGTACTCACTTACCACATTATCATTTGACATAACATCCGATATGCGTATATTGGCTACGAGTGTTCACTAACATATTCAATGGGTTAGTGTGTAATTGATGATGTGTGGAGAAGTGTGGGTGCCAGGAATAACCTATTCATCAATCCATCGCATCTATTGAACAACTGATTAATTAATAGTCAGCTGTTCAAGTATATTGATTCTTGGGATGTTTCTTTGTTTGGGTTAGCTTGCATGATGACTGATAACAGTTCTGGATTTTGTTTCACCAGGGCTACTAATTCAGCCTGTATTTGCTCTAGGCTTTTAGCATCATCGGCGTTTATGTTTGTTTGCTCTACATTGGAAAGGCTGGGAAGGGTTTTAGACAGGAATAGCTCACTTGCCTTTAGTTGTATAGCTGTCATGTCTAATTGACCCTCTGCGGCCTTCTGTACCCTTTGCATGATCTTTGTGGCGGCAATATCCATCTTATGCTTCTCTGTAAGTGGTTTGCCTTTCTGCCAGCCTTTGGGCTTCTTTCCTTCGCTCACTTCTGCCCCTTGATTACTGGCTTTTTCGGCATGTTGGTCATTTTGGCTTTCTTGTTTTGTGCCTTCATTTTCTTGTTAGGCAAAGGCTTCCCGTTCTGTCCTGGTGCTTTCATTTATTTCCCCTTTTCCAGCCATTAGGTAGACTTTTACTACCAAGCGATCCACCGGGATTAGGATGAGCAGCTCCGCTATTTGCGTTATTCTTCGAATTACCCCAATTACCAGTAGCTTTCGGTTGTGTCTTTGCTGTCTGATCCGTATTAAATTTGCCTTTCATGTCAGTCTCCTGTTAAAATACTCTAGTGCTTTGATATTGAATGTATTTTTTTGTTCGTAAGTCCTTAATCGTATTCCGTTATTCTTCATCTTTCGCCATAGCACAAAACATCCATTGCTTGTTCTGTCTATCCGGTCGATATATATATATTTAATGAACCATTTTTTACCCTGATCCTCAAG